CTCGTAGGAACAGTCCCGAAGTCTACCACTCAACGCCGTAAGGAGGTGACCATCAGGGTTATACCAGATTTTACTCCAGTACTTCCGAAACGGGTACCAATCCGAATTTTCTCCTAAGTCTGCCAATTCTTTTTGAATGGCAGTTTTCTTCTTTAGGAGGGCGGACTCAGCCTGCAGACGAACACTACGAAGTTTTGTAACGCGAGCAAAGTAAGACCTACCTCGCTCTCGTTTATAAAAACTTCGCTTGGCAAATTGCTGAGGAGCACGAATACCACTAGTATCATCTTCATGCATGGGCACCACCAGTCGCTGGTGAGGCTTAAGCATGTCGACGAGAAAGGTGATAGAGTGCACCAGAGGTATGCCATGGCGTGTTGACCATTGGTTAAGTCTGTTGATTGAGGAGTAGATGTCGCATACCGTCTTTAGGGACTTTACATAGACCCCTCTGACGTTGTAGCCAGACCAAAAGTCTGAGCCACACGACTCGCGAAAGAGACCTTCATGGAAGGTCTTTTCCAGGTTCACTTCATGACCAAGGGCAGATAAAACTTTGCAGACGAGCGGAAAAGCTCTCGTCACGCAAATAATATCATCACCATTGACCGCGAAGTTGCGGTTTTCACCGCGCCTACCTGTCTTGAAAGGAATTCCAAGGCAGTAATAGACAGCCTGGATCACGCACGCGAACAGTATCGTTTGTAGAGGAAAAGTGTAAGCGTTCCCCATCGACGATAGCATGTGAAGCTCAATAGCGTTACCGTTTGGTAAAACGGCAAATTTTGTCCTTATTTTCATAAGCCAGGATGTGACATCTGGCGGTAGAACGTAAGACATCATTTTTACGCTATTGCGATTCGAAGCGGACCGTAGGTCGAGAGTTGCAAAACTCTCGTCTATGGAACCGATTCGAGCGAGCTCTGCATTTATCTCTTGTTGAGTTTCAAGTTCAATATTAAAAACTTGAGCCAACCTGAAATTCATACAGGCCTCTGTCCCCTTCTGGAGTAACATTTCCATTGTGGGTTCTTCACAAATCGTGCGATCTACTTCCGCATTCTTTTCGGCAAACGCAATCTTACTTCCCACCACTTTCCTCGGACTCATACCTGGAGGGCGCTGGTACAATGCACCCACCCAGGGCGAGCTTGGAGAGAAAGCGTGCGCCAGAAATTGGCGCAGCCCGTCCGACGAGTAAGTGATCTGAGATGCACAAACCTTTGAATAGAAGTCAACATTTAAACATCCAATGTTGGCCCCATTCCCCACATCAATCCCCGAAAGGACTGAATGTGGTGTAAGGAGTATATCTCGACCATTACAAGGATGGAAGAACATGTCCAAGGAGGTTTTTACTTCTCCGAGGACAACATCCAACTCGTCGTCGCATGGTAGCGTCCATTCCCGACATTTTTCGTTATCACTAAGAAAAATGTCTAAAGC